ATGAAAATTAAAGCATTATCCAAACTCAAACCAGAGCAAGGCATTTGGATGACCGAAGTGCCAATGCCTGAACTTGGTCACAACGATCTGCTGATTAAAATTAAGAAAACCGCAATTTGTGGCACCGATGTTCACATCTATAACTGGGATGAGTGGTCACAAAAAACCATCCCAGTGCCAATGGTGGTTGGCCATGAATACGTCGGTGAAGTGGTTGGCATTGGTCAAGAAGTTCGCGGTTTTGAATTAGGTGATCGCGTGTCTGGCGAAGGTCATATTACTTGCGGCCATTGTCGAAATTGCCGTGGTGGTCGTACTCACTTATGTCGTAATACTGTGGGTGTTGGTGTGAACCGCACTGGTGCATTTTCTGAATACTTAGTTATCCCTGCGTTTAATGCTTTCAAGATCCCAGATGGTATTTCCGATGATCTAGCCTCGATTTTTGACCCATTTGGTAACGCGGTACACACCGCATTGTCATTTGATTTAGTCGGCGAAGATGTGCTGATCACTGGTGCTGGTCCAATCGGTATCATGGCGGCCGCAGTGGCGAAACACGTTGGTGCTCGCCATGTGGTGATCACCGATGTCAACGAATACCGCCTTGAGCTTGCACGCAAAATGGGCGTGACACGCGCCGTGAATGTTGCGGAACAAAAGTTAGAAGAGGTCATGAGTGAACTTGGCATGACAGAAGGTTTTGACGTCGGCCTTGAAATGTCAGGCGTACCGAGTGCCTTTAGTTCTATGCTGAAAACCATGAATCACGGTGGTCGTATTGCTTTATTAGGTATCCCACCTTCAGATATGGCGATCGATTGGAACCAAGTGATCTTCAAAGGTTTGGTGATCAAAGGTATCTATGGCCGTGAAATGTTCGAAACTTGGTATAAGATGGCGAGCCTGATCCAATCTGGCCTAGATTTGTCACCAATCATCACTCACCACTACAAGGTTGATGATTTCCAAAAAGGCTTCGACGCTATGCGTAGCGGGGCTTCCGGCAAAGTTATCCTTGATTGGCAGTAACCGAAAATCTTTCCACATAGCGCTCCGTAAGGGGCGCTATGTTTTTGGCTAGTACTGTTTTTATAAACAGTAAAGTGGAAAATACGACCTAACCTAGCCTTTCAAAAAGCCCTAATTTAGCCCTAATTTACCTCGATACTGATTTCTAAAGAGTACGATTTAGCCCTAAAAAATGATAGTCCAGTTTTGGATATCTGATTGTAAGAGAGAGAATGATAATGTCGCTTTTACAAACCATTTAGAGTGCTTGTACGGTATCATTTGTGGATAGACATGCATTAGAACTATTGTTCTGAAATCAAGAGATATCTAAACAGCAATCTTGTCATCAAGCTGAGTCATTTGTTCAGCAATATCTAGCGCTTCAATCATTTGGCCTGCTACAGCTTCAATCACTTTCATGCACACGGAGTTACCAAACTGCTTGTATATCTGCCCCTGAGATACGACATCGACAATAAAATCTTCAGGGAATCCCTGCAATCTTGCGCATTCTCTTGGTGTCAGTTTTCTAGGATTCTTACCCACTTCGCTCTGGTCAATAAGGATTTCAGAACCATCTTTGTAGTAACGAGCACTTATAGTGTTTGTGTATTCGCTGCAAGCATTGTAGAGTGAGTAGCCAAAACCATTACCTTTGGTTTTGTGACCTTCTTTACGCTTCTTGTGGCCAGCCCATAACTTATCTGAAATGGTATAAACATCTTTGTTATATTTTGCTTCTTCTGCTGTCAGTTCGGCACGCGTTTGCAGAATGTCGCCAACTCTGGTTGGAATACATGGAGGTGTTGGCCATTTAAATATTTCACTAAATTCGACTTCACCAAAATAGTCTTTATCAAAACCAACAATGAAAATACGTTCACGGTTTTGCGGCACTCCAAAGTCAGCTGCGCGAAGAACTTTAAAATCAACCCAGTAGTTCAATTTTTTAGTCAACGCGTTGCGAGCTTCTTCACTCATCGGGATATCCGTCGGGATCTCTTGTTTATGGTTTCCTTTCAAAATATCAACGATTGTTTTTAACGTGCGACCTTTATCATGACCTTTTAACTGTTTCACGTTCTCTAGCAGAAAAGCTTTTGGTCTTTTCTCTACCAGTATTCTCTGAATTTCAAAGAACATGGTTCCACGAGTATCACTGAAGCCTTGTTTTAAACCAGCCTGAGAGAATGCCTGACAAGGAAAACCACCAAGCAAAATATCGTGGTCTTTAATATCGGCAGCTTTAATTTGAGTGATATCACCGTTAGGCATTTCACCGTAGTTAGCAAGATAAGTTTTCTGAGCAAACTTATCCCACTCAGAAGTAAACACACATTCGCCACCCAGTTGCTGGAAAGGAAGACGTATACCGCCGATACCCGCAAACAGGTCAATGAACTTGAATCGATTCTGAATCTCAAGGTTGTGTTTGAATGGCGCATTCTCTAAATGAGCCTGCATTGCATTTTCAAGATCCAGAATCGCATTCCATTTTGCGGTAGTCGGAGAATGCTCTCCTTCTTCCCAGCCTCTGATGGTTCTTTCACCAGTTGAAGACATACCCAACAAATTTGCGAATTCTGTGCGACCGAGCCCGAGGTTTTCTCTTATGTTTCTGATATATTCAGACTTTGATTCAATTGATGTAGTCATTTTTACGATTACTGCGCCTACTTATCCGGTTTTAGTCCGGGGATATTAGCACTGTGTAAATAAACATGCAACGGAATAATATGTATAAAAATTCTATAGATCTTTTCATCAATGACATTCGTTCACTCAATAGTGAAATGTCCGTAGACTATGCCACTGTCTCTCCCGGATTTAAGTTCTCAAATACGGGCAGAAGAGGCGGAGTTAAGTATTTCTATATTTCGCTAAACCAGATGATTACGGTCTTGGAAGATATAAAAAAACACCTTCCGACATTTATGCCTAACGCTGGATATGTTGAAAGAACTTGGCGTGATTTATTTCATACCTATCTCAGTGACGATGTAATAAATGCTATGTCTACTGTCCAAACCTTACCTTTATTTAATCTTATTACGAAAGTCATCTACCAAGCGAACACTCTTACTTCACGATTTGACGACAAGCAAATGCCGTTAAGTGCTTCTTACCTTGATACAGCTATTGCTTATCTAACGTCACAAAAGGCAGATGAAAATGCATATTTAGGTTCAGTATCTTCTGGTAGTAACAAAGCTGGCTCAACAGCCTCGCCTGTAGTTCCGGTATCACTCCCTATTTTCATTCCTAGTTTAAACACTGGCACAAATATCATCTATTACGGCGCTCCCGGCACAGGTAAAAGCTATAGAATAAAAAATGAAATTGGACAGGCAAAACAGATCAGAACTGTTTTCCATCCTGATACGCAGTACTCAGATTTTGTTGGCACCTTGAAGCCCAAAACAGTAACAAACAATGCTGGTGATCCGATCATCACCTATGAATTCCGTCCGGGCCCATTTACTAAAGCTTTCATCGAAGCGGAAAAAGTTAAAAGCACTTTAGAGCCGGTATATCTAGTAATTGAGGAAATAAATAGAGCCTCAGCTGCGGCCGTTTTTGGAGAGTTATTTCAACTGCTCGATCGTAAAGCAAACGGAAGCAGTGAATACGAAATTGAGTTATCTGATCCTGATATGCTTGAGTACATCAACACTCAATTGCCAAAACCTATAACTACTTTGTCGTTACCTTCAAACTTATTTTTGATAGCAACAATGAACAATAGTGACCAAGCAGTTAAACCTATGGATACAGCATTCAAACGCCGCTGGAGCTTTGAATACATCCAGATTGATTACGCAAAAGCGACGCCGGGCCAGCTATCAGTACCATTTACTTCCGGTATAGCAAACATTGAATGGACTAAATTTGCAGAAATCATAAACCAACGACTGCAAAACCTTGGTGTACCAGAGGATCGTCTGCTTGGTCATCGTTTCCTATCTAACCTAGAGTTGTCTACACCAGAAGCTGCAGCAAGTTCATTGTGTGGTAAGTTGTTTGTTTACTTATGGGATGATGTTCTTCGTCATGGGCGAAGAGAAGTCATCTTCAACACTGCTGACTTCGGTACTTTTGGTGCTCTGGTTAATGGCTTTAGAAATGGTCGTTCTGTGTTCTGCGAAGAACTTGAAGAAGATTTAAGTTCCGCCGTTGAAACCAGCGTTATAACTTCAGAGTGGGAAGTAACTGTAAAAGATGAGTAATTCTGAATTCGCGTTTGAATTTTACAACGACAGATCATTACTTAGCATCCTACCTAAAGAGCTATATCAGTCCATGAAAAAAAAAGGACTTATTGTTCAAGGTAGTGCATATGTACATTTTTGTGGTTTGATAACGCATGACCGTACTACTGCAGTATTTTTGCCCCGTAACAGCAAAATTGATGTCGCTTTAAACCGTTCTGAATTAGCCCGTAATCTGCTGAAAGCGATTCAACGCTACAAGTCCTCTGCTGACAGCGCTACAGAAACCGCAGATTACGGTAAAGAAGTTATCGGTAGCGACAGTATCACGTTGCTTGTTGAACTACTTGAAGACTTTATCCTCAACAGCCTATATACGCAAAGAACGCAAGAATTTGTAATGAACCAAGGTAAGATAGACTGGAAAAGAACAATTAATCAGAAGTCAGTATATCTCAATGGAGGTAGCGCCTTCTATCCAGATGCAATCGGTTCAAGAAAATTAGTCGATCAAAACAGTGCAATAACAAGAATTCATGCTCATATTATAAGAGATATATGCCAAAAAGTCGGTTGGATTGCTTTTCCCGAACCAAGCATTCCATTGAATAAGTTATCTACTATTCCAGACGTAACGGAAGACTTTGATACACAAATTCAGATGCTGAACAGAGAACTTCATACTTCCTATTCAGATCGAGATATTTTCCTTCTAAAAGGCTTAATTCAGTATCTTGAGCAAGAAAGTGGTGATGATCATAGCGACTTGGTTATTGGTATTCGCGAATGTCATGGCTTATGGGAAAAAATGCTGGATAGCTGTCTTTTACACAAAGAAAGTGTCAACCAACGAATGCTTGCTCCGTTATACAAAATTTCCGGTAACTATGTTCTTGCCTCAGCTAAAGGACACCGAACAGATACAGTTCTTAAACATCCCTCAGCCCAAAGGTATGTCATTGTCGATGCAAAATATTACGGAGCACACAATATCAACACCTCCCCAAAACTGGCTGATATTGTTAAGCAGTTTTATTACGCCAAAGCGATGAAAATTATTGAAGATAATGTTGAATACTTAGCTAATGTGTTCATTTTCCCAGGTAGTTCAGGGAACATAGAATCAATCCATATGGCTAAAAAAGGCCAAAAGAAACAGTTTTCTGATGGCGACTGTCTGGACACAGACTACCCCCCTCTTCAATGTATTTACCAAGATCCCATCCAACTCATCGAGCATTACTCAAAGGGGAGATATCTCAAGGAACTGACTCAAAAATTGCTAGGTTTAGCATCTTAGTGACAATCCTTTAGATCCAATGTCAGTTTGATATGTTGTAGACGGTATCCATGTGTCTCTAGGTTGAATCTAAAAACCGCCTCTCGGCGGTTATTGATTCCTCACTTTTTCTAGCTCTTGCCATACGCGTTCGGATTCTTTCTTGTTCGATTCAACTAACCATTTGCCGTATACCCTTGCGACCATGGTGATATCGGCATGCCCCATTTGTTGAGCCAAGTAACTCACGTTGACGTTGGCATGGGTGATCATCCAACTGGCGTAGGTATGTCGAAGTTGATACTGATTACGGTAACGGACACCTCCTTTTTTACACAGTGCCGTCCACATACGGCCGAGCGCACGTTTGCCGTAATAGTCATAGCCACTTACCTTCTGCTCCCGAACGACTTTAGGGTTAAACACAAAACGCAGAGACTCTTTTCTGTAGGCCTGACCGGGTAGTTCGACATCGTACTCTTTAGGATCGAATGAGTAAGTTAAATATTGTTGAGCTTTTAAGGCATCCAAAGCTGGTGGTAGTAGATCAACAAACCGCTCTTTGTCTGTTTTGGTGGTTTTTAATCCGCGCATATCATAAGTCGAACGGCGGATATGAATCGTTTTATTCTCAAAATCCACATCCTCCCACGCCAGTGCACAAAGCTCGCCACTGCGTATGCCACTATAGACAAGCAAGGTCACGATATTGCGGTGTTGCAGTTGGTGGCTGTGTTTCAAAATACTGTCAATCTCCGCCATCGAAAAGGGCTGAATATCGACTTCGCTTTCTTTCACTCTTTGCAAAACCTTGGACAAATCGCGACTGACGTATTCCATTTTATAGAGCCAAGCAAGGAAGGCGTTGATTGTCACCAAATTTCGGTTAATGGTGCGCCCCGTTTTTCCTTTAACGAGCTCTTGGCGAAACTCCGTCAAAGTACGTGGTGAAAGAGTGTCACTGCTTCTTGTTTTTCCGTATATTTCAATAAAGTCCCTTAACACCCAATCATATCTTTGCAACGTAGAGCGGCGAATATCGTGATCTTTGTAGGCAAGGAACTGCTTAGTCAGTTGCAGTAGATTCTTTGCTTGTGGTACACCGGATGCATGCTTGGAATCTGGAAAATGCGTAGCATAGTTAAAGGTGCCGATTTTTATTTCATAAAGAATAGCTTCACGCTTTTGTCGAGCAAAAGATATGTTTTGTTTTGTAGGAGCTAAGCCTAGAGATTCACGGTACCTTTTCCCTTGATAGTAAAAAACAATTCTCAAAAGGTTACCATTTAACTCAATGCCCGTTGATAAGCTTAATGGTTTTGTTTTCGGTTCCACTGATTCCACTCCTCTATATCAACCATCCAAGTACCACGAATTTTTTTCATTACTGTCGATGGATAAAACCCATCGCGTGCTTTCTCTCTTAGCGTTTTAGCACTGAGGCCTATCGCTTCCGCCGCTTTTTTAAGAGTGATGATGGAGATTTGTGATTGACTCATATCGCTTGCCTACCTTTCGATGCCATCGCATTTACCAATTTTGATGGATTGTATTGCTCCGAGCCTTTTAGCTAGCGGAGCTGCGTCATTGGCAAACATGTTGAGAAATGACGGTGTAATCGTGATTTCTGCTGGGCATTCTTTGCTTACTCCCCAGCTATCGTCGGTTGGATAAAGAGTTAGCGAGATTACTGAACAAAGTAAGCGTTCGCTAAAGTAAGGTGGTGAAGTGGTTACTGTTCCGTATTGTGTATCAATGGTTGCCGCCATGGATAATTCCTCGCAATAAGTGATTGGTGGGTCAAAAGACCGTTTAATCAGGAATCACGCGCTATTGGAATAGCGGTGGTTAGATAACGTATATTTCATGTTAGTTATCTAATTTTTATATTGCAAGAAAAATATAAGAAAACTAACTAATTGGTGCTGAGTCAAGGATTCTTAAGATGCTAATCCTGGATCAGTAGGAAGGAACGATGAGGAATCACCATCCTTGGCTGAGCGTGTAGAATGACGTGTTGGGAAGGGGATTAGGAATTACAACAGAACTGAATACCAGAAAACCCTACCTACGATAGAGATTTGTTGTTCAGCTACTTGCTCTTGTGAATACTCTCTAGGAGGGTATTCGATTTCATTAAAACTATAAATTCTTAGTCCACCACCGGGCAGGCGATAGAGCTTTTTGATAAACAGTTCTCCGTTGTGATTAATGGCGTAAATCTTTCCATCAATGAGAGTTTTATCACCACAATCAATACCTACAGTGGAGCCATTTGGTAAAACGGGTTCCATGCTATCGCCTGTGATAGCGACACAAACTGCATTTTCAGGGGCGACGTGATATCGGCGCAAAGTGGACTTGGCAAATCTTAATCGAAAGCCATTATCTGACTCACTATCATTGGCGAAGCCATTTCCTGCCGATAGACGAACATCGGACAAGAAGGGAACCGCAACCTCGTCGTCACCGAGGGGAGTATTACTATCCCAGACTTGCATGTTACCGAGCAGTTCAGCATTACCAACTGTTGAGTCTTGAGTTCCCTTGCCAGTTTGTAGCCAAAGCGGATCTACTCGTAACTTTTTGCACAGAGCAATTAAGTTCGAGCCTTTAGGTGTGGTTTCATTTCTCTCCCAGAAAACAAGAGACGTAGGCGAAACTCCAATACTGGAGGCCACTTGTTGTTGGGTTAGTTTGAGTTCTTTCCGAACTCGGCGAATACGCTCGCCAATCGTTTCTTTCGTCATGTTAGATATCTTACATTCACTTGCATTAAGTTTTCTAATAATATTTAATATTAGAAAACTAATAATGAGTAAGTTATGAAATCTTATCTACCGCCTATTAAGACCGCAGATGTCATTAAGTTCTTTGGTTCCAAACAAAAAGTTGCTGAAGCAGTCCAAACGACACATTCAGCCGTTAGCCAGTGGGGAGAATTTGTACCGGATAGCCGAGTCTTCGAATTTCATTTTTTGATGAAGACCAAAGAGTGGAAGCGAAGCTGTAACAATTAAACTTTTATCCTTTTGATTTATGGTGATTTTCATGAGAACAAACTCATTTTGGGTCACGGTGGAGCAGCTTGCCTGTATCACAGTGAATACCTGCCGAGTAGCGTTATCGCAGGGGCAGGAGACATTAACTTTTGAGAGGGATCAAATCCAGCGATTGAAGGAGAAGTGTGAGCACTACCTTCGGGTATTGGATGAGGAAAAGGAATTGGCTTTAAACCGCGGCAACGGTTTAAAGCCGAGTGAAAAGTCTTGCGAGGAAATTTCACATACCACTTCGGAGAAGCAGTGATGGGAAGAATAGCATTAAGAGCTCGGATTGAGAATCTTCAATGGCGTCTGTTTAAGGTTGAGCAAGGTCGGCAAACCGAGATCACTTACGACGAAATGGCCGATCTTTATGAAGCTAAGCGTCTGTATGTCAAAGCTGTCTATGAGGGATTAGTCCGTGGTTAGAAACGTGATGTCATGTTTTCCCTACCGAATGCTCTGTGAGTGGATTTTGCTGGTGGTGAGCCTACTTCATCACTTGCTCATTACAAGGGAGTGGGCTTGTTTCCATTGTCAATTGGGAACAATTCGTAGCCGGCTGGTGGCTTTGGGATGGTTGAGCGTTGAGGTAAGACGATGTCAGTCAAGGTAATGAGCTATGTATGGGATATATCTCTTTTCAAGGGCTCTGACAAGCTCATTATGCTTTGTCTGGCGGATCATGCTGATGATGCAGGTGTGTGCTGGCCTTCCATTGAAACCATCGCTCGCAAAAGTGGCGTCTCACCGACTACAGTCAAAGCAACCTTGAAGAAATTGGAAGCAGGCGGCTGGATTGTAAAACGAAACCAGTTCAAAAAAGCTGATTCAGGTCGATTGGTGCGATCCAATAACCAGTACCAATTGCCAGTGAAGCGATTGAAGTCTACCGCGGATGAACTGACGGATTTCGAACAGTCGTATTTCGTCCATTCAAAATTCGAACATTCGAAATACGAACAGACGAATTTACCTGAGGGGGTAGGTCAGATCCCGGCTGGGGGTAGGTCGGATTTCGGCCATAAACCATCAATAGATCCATTATTAGATCCGTCAGAAGGTGATGCCCCGCCTTTCAGCCCTCAAACAGATCTAAATTTGGATCCAGTTGTGTTTGAAATTCCACTCAAGGGTAAACATGTTTCGCACCCGGTGACGCAATCTCAGGTGGTGGAATGGCGCTCACTCTATCCTGCCGTCGATATTGCGCAGCAGCTTCGTAACATGATTGGTTGGTGTCAGGCGAACCCAACACGGCAGAAAACCGTGCAGGGGATCCAGCGCTTTATCCATGCTTGGCTTTGCAAAGAGCAAGACAAGGGACGAATGGTTGCCGTATCACACGCTGCGCCGAAGTCCATTGATGATGCGCAGTTGTTGAAGCGAAAGATCCAGCAAATTGAAATCGATATTAATAACGAGAACGTCGCGCTGATTTCTTTCATGCAGCGTAAGTCCGACGCATCTGATCAGGCTGCGCAGTCGGCTGAGCGCAAAATCAAGGCCATGATGGCTCAACGAGAAAGCTGGCTGCGAGAGCTTTCGATGCGAGCGGATGATTAGTGGTGTGATGAGCCCGCTACGTTTTGCCGTTTTCAGACCATATTCTCAGAGTAAGGAGTCACGACAGTGAGTAAAAAGCTTGAGCTTTTAACACGATTAAGCGCCGCAAGAACCATGAAATGGGAAGAGTCTATCAGTAAAAATGGACCGACCAAAGAGCAGCTTCTCGGAGCGATGGGCTTAGCACAGCGCGATAACCCTATTGGCATGGCGATCCTCAATGCCAAATACTTGCATTGTGCTTATTCGCTGGCAGTACTGAGGGATTGTCTTGGCTCACTTGAGGTCCATCGTTTAGAGATAAGCTTGGCTCCGAATGAGCTTAAACACTTGCATTATCTGGTTATGGCGGATGTGCTGAATGTTCCCATAGACAGTCAGCAAGCACGATTAGCTTCAGTTTGGCGTCGATATAGCGCCTACGCAGCGCGGACTCAGAAATCGATTGGAACACTCAGCAAAGCAATGCGATCGATGGAACGAGCGATAGAGATCAAAACCAGTCAATTTGAGTGCAGTCGTTTACAGGCCAACATTGCGTCACACCAAATGCGCATTGATGCGCAGAAGCAGTTATTGGCCGATTACGCGCAGAAAAAAGCCACTGAATCAGCAAAATGTCCGCGTTGCAAAGCCACTGGTGTTATTCCCAAAACGCAGCGATCTTGTGACAGTTGTGATGGAATGGGGGAGTTTCGAACGACAGAAGCCGATTGGAAAGCTTCTTTATTGACTGCGGCTTTGCAGACTCACAAAGAGCTCATCACTCGCCATTGGCCTGCGATTCTTCGCCTACTTCAAGAGTGGAAAACTCAGTTGTATCGGCATGAAGCTGAGGCACTTTCGACGCTTGAAAAGCGCTTATCTGCCGAGTTTGAAGATTGAGCAAACTCGATCCGCTGATTGATATGACAAGGTAATTGCGGTAGATTTTCCAACAATAGCGAGGCTGCATCTTTTGATGCGGCCTTTTTTTATTGCTCGCGATTGGGAGCCTTAATGGTGGCAAAACGAGATTGGAAAGCGCTGCAACAAGAGTACAAACTCGCGTTTGAACAAACAGGCATCACAATCAAAGCGTGGTGCGATCAAAACCACATCAATTACAACACGGCGCGTCGATATCTGCAGGTGTTGAGTTCGACACTGGAAAACAGCGAAAACCCAGCAAAAAACGTTCAATCCCCACGTGCTATCACTTCTTCGCCCGATGTGGAACGGCTCGCTCAATGTGATCAGTTAGGAGAGGGTAGGGAAGAAAAGCGCGGAAAATCAAAAGGTAATGGTAAAAAAGCGCCAGTGATCAGTGAAAGTGATCAGTTCACTGATCACGTGACTGATCAAAACTCACCGAAACCGACGCATGCGCAATTTTTACAGCGTGTTTTGCATCTAGATACGACTCATCAACGCGATGAGAGCGGGCGGTTTATTCATGGCAACCAGTGCTCGACCAAACACAATGGCTATGCGCAGCGCTTAAATGATCCGGATGCCATTTTTGATGCGGCTAACTCGGATATCGACCACGAGATTGTGTTTTGTCGGGCGCGAGTGCTGAAAGCCATGGAAACCTACCAGAAGATTGGAGCCGAGCTCGGTAAGGAAGGCTTAGCGTTGGCCGAGCGTGTCAAACTGTATGAGCTCTACGTTAGCACCGACAACATTGTTGACAGAAACATGGCGCGCGTGGAATCTCTGCTGCGAACCAAAGCACAGGTTAAGAAAACGGAATTGGAAGCCGAGCGGATTGCACAAGAGTCAGCAGGGCTTGGAACTGCGATTGCCGACATTGTGCAAGAAATTCAAGAGATGGGATCGGACGGGTTTGTACTGAATGATTAACCTTGGTTCCGTCCCTCAAGAGAAGATAAGCGCGCAGGATCGCGCTTTTCTTTTTTCTCGGCTGAGCAATAAGTGGTGGCGGCTCAATCATCTTTACAAAATAGAGAATGAAGATGGCGAGCTGGTGACGTTCAAGCTTCGCCCTGCCCAAGCATTGTTGTTTAAGATGATGGGCTATCGCAACATTATCCTAAAAGCGCGCCAGCTTGGTTTTTCGACCGCAATTGATATCTACCTACTCGATGAAGCGCTATTCAATAAACGGCTTAAGTGCGGCATCGTCGCGCAGGACAAACAAGCCGCGGGGGAGATTTTCAGAACTAAAGTGGAAGTGCCTTATGACAACCTTCCGGCATGGCTTAAAGCGGCAATCCCAACCGAAGAGCGTAAGAGTGGAGCCAACGGTGGACGCATGGTGTTTAAGAACGGCTCAAGTATTCAGGTCGCCACCTCCTTTCGCTCCGGTACCGTGCAGCGCCTGCATATTTCTGAGCATGGCAAAATTTGTGCGAAGTACCCACACAAAGCCAAAGAAGTGAAAACTGGTACGCTTAATGCGATTCACCAGAACGCGATCTGTTTTATTGAGTCCACGGCAGAAGGTGTCGGGGGCGATTTCTATACCATGTGCATGCGCGCCATGGAGCAAGCCAAAAGTGGGGTAGAACTGAGTCGCGAGGATTATCAGTTTCATTTTTTCGCTTGGTGGCAAGATCCAAAATACCGCTCAAAAGTGCCGATGAATGGGCTCATCGTCCCGAAAGTTATGGCTGAGTACTTTGCTGGCGTGGAAAAATCGATGAGCTGTCAGCTCGATGATGAGCAAAAGCAGTGGTATCTCGAAAAAGAAGCCATGCAAGGCGAGGAGATGAAACAGGAATTCCCGTCCACGCCGCTGGAGGCGTTTTTAACCTCAGGGCGTCGGGTGTTCAATCCTGTCCACATTATGGCGGCGGAAGCGGACGTACTTGCGCCATTCTTGGTGTATGACCTTGAACCGATGACGGGCAACCTAACTCGAGTGCACTCGATAGAGAGCCACGATCCGCTTCGTATGCAGCGCAACGCGATGAACCTTTTGCTGATATGGGAAATGTTTGATGAGGACGAAGAGTATGCACTGGGTGTTGATATTGCCGAAGGGCTAGAGCATGGTGACCGCAGCAGTATCGATGTTGTGAAAAAATCCGATGGTGAGCAAGTGGCTCACTGGTTCGGCTATATCGATGCTGAGTTATTGGCTTATCTGGTTAAACATATCGCGATTTTATATGGCAACGCTTACGTGATGCCTGAGCGTAACAACCACGGCCATGCTTTTATCCAAAAGCTCAGAGAAATCTATCCCACGCCTTACATCTATTCAGAGCAATACCTAGATCGTGACAACGACGATGAGACAGTCAAACTCGGATGGTTAACCACCAAACAATCCAAACCTATCCTTACGGAAGGCATGAAGACGCTATTTCAAAATGGCGTTTCTGGCATTCGTTGGATGGGTACCATTTCTGAATACCACAGCTATGTGTACGACAAAAAGGGTGCGATGAACGCTCAGGAAGGGTGTTTTGATGACCAAGTGATGAGTCATATGCTCGCCCAAGAAGCCCGTGCACGTATGCCAAAGCGTGTGAAGTCAGAAGACCTCAAACGCGATCCTTCTAACAATCATTGGCAGACAAAATAATGCAACACGCAAAACTCGATACTTTTATGCTGCGTATCCTCTCCGATATTGATGGCCAACCTGACTGGCGCAGTGCTGCCAAAGTTGCCACTGCCTACTACGATGGCGATCAGCTTGATCCGAGAGTCAAAGATAAGCTTAAACAGCGTGGCCAGCCCACTACAATCCATAACCTGATTGCGCCGACCATTGATGGTGTCCTCGGGATGGAAGCCAAAACCCGCACCGACCTTTTGGTGTGCGCAGATGATCCCGATGAACAAATGGAGCTGATGGCGGAAGCCGTGAATGCCGAGTTTTCGGATGCGGCGCGGCTAGGGCGGCTTGATAAAGCACGCTCAGAGGCGTATGGCTCACAAATCAAAGCGGGCGTTGGCTTTGTTGAGGCATACCGTAATCCCAACCCGTTCGGGCCTAAGTACAAAATCAAACTTATCCCTCGTGATGAAGTGTTCTGGGACTGGTTCTCCACTGAACCGGATTGGAGCGATTGTCGCTGGGTGATGCGTATGCGCTGGATTGATATTGATGAACTCGCGAGTTTGGTTCCCAATAAATCTAAGGTGCTGGAATACGCGAAAAAGGATTGGCGTGGGTTTGTTGATGTTGAAAACCTCGAAGGGCTCGATCCACTGTTGACCAGTGCGCATGAAGCGTTTAATCACTGGTCACGCGATCATTCGGAGTACTTATCCCATAACCGTGAGCGTATTCGTTTGCAGATTGTGTATGTGCGTCATATTGAACGCAAAGCCGTGCTTGAAACCCAAGATGGACGAGTGATGGAGTTTGACCCGAACGATCTGACTCATGCGATGGCTCTGGCGATGGAGAGAGCCACACTGCGGCAGGCTCAAGTGAGCCGAATTAAAGAAGAGTGGTACGCCGGGATGTATCACTTATTAAGCCGTGACTGTGCCGCGCCTAATGGCATGTTTCCCATTGTTCCATTCTGGGGATTTCGCAAAGACGCCAGTGGTGAACCCTATGGTCTGATTGCTCGGGCCATTCCGGCGCAAGATGAAGTCAACTTTAGGCGCATTAAATTGACGTGGTTACTGCAGGCCAAACGAGTCTTAATGGATGAAGATGCCACCAATATGAGCCAACAACAGATTTTAGAAGAGGTTGAACGGCCCGATGGCCTGATTAAGCTCAACCCACAGCGGAAAAACCAAAAATCCATCAGCGAAGTGTTTCAGGTTCAGCAAGATTTCAATATCGCCGCGCAGCAATTTAATGTAATGCAGGATTCGATGAAGCTTATCCAAGATACCATGGGTGTTTATGGTGCTTTCTTGGGGCAAGAATCCAACGCGACCAGTGGGATTGCGATTGCCAATCTGGTGGAGCAAGGGGCGACAACTCTTGCCGAAATCAACGATAACTACAACTTTGGATCGCAGCTATTGGGTGAACTGCTACTGGGATACATCCTTGAGGATATGCGTGAGCAGCACAATAAAGCGATTGTTATCAACCGCAATGACAAGCGAAAGCGCAAAACTGTAGTGATGAACCAAGTCGATGAACAAGGGCTACTGACTAATGATTTAACCCGCTTACGCGCCCATATTGCGCTGGCTCCCATTCAGCAAACCGCTGCTTACAAATCGCAGTTAGCAGAGCGAATGATGATGATCACCGCGCAGTTGCCGCCAGAAGTACAAATCACCGTGATTGATTTAGTGCTGGAGCTTACCGATGTGCCGAACAAGCAAGAGTTTATGGAGCGTGTCCGAGCGGCGCTTAATATTGAAAAAGAGCCGGAGGATATGACCGAGGAAGAGCAGACCGAGTTAGCCGCGCAAAAGCAGCAGGAGCAACAGCTTCAACAAAAGCAGCTTGAGTTGCAGATGCGTGAAATGGAGGCCAAGGTCCTCAAACTGGAAAGCGAAGCGAAGAACATCATGGCCAAGGCGCAGCGCGAGGAGGGGTTAACCGATAGTCAGCGCTATGACAACGCCAAAACCCAAGCCGAAACCAAGCAGATCTTGCAAGAAATCGAAAGCCTCAACCTCGAAATGAGTCAAATGCAAAGCCAGATGCTGCAGACGGTAGAAGCCATGATTGAACAGATGTAGAAGGTTCGATTTGAAAGTGTATCGATTACAGAAGCTTGGACAAACACCTCTCAAATGCTCGATGAGAGGACGGGGAAATTTGTAACTTAGTAGCGTTTTTAAATTGCTTTTTCGCGATTTCAATATAAAAATAAAACTGTATATAAACACAGTGAATTTATATGAAAGTCATACCTATTTACGCGAGTGCGGGCATTACAGGGCTTGAAAGTCCTGCAACTGAATACAAACAACTCTCCATTGATCTTGATGGTTTACTTATTCAGCATCCGAGCGCCACTTTTATTGGTAAAGCGAGCGGCGATTCTATGCAAGGAGTGGGGATATTTGATGGGGATTTACTGATTGTTGATCGTCATCTTGAAGCTATGAATCACGATGTGATTGTTGCGAATTTTAATGGAGAGTTTGTATGTAAGATCATCGACATTCGTCGTCGATTATTGCTCTCTGCAAATGAAAAAATGCAACCTGTGGCTATCCACGATTTTGACACCTTCTCTTTAGAAGGCGTTGTGGTTAGCTCCATTCGTTTCCATCGAAGTAATCAGATATTGAGTGATCAGTGATGTTTGCTTTAGTCGATGCTAATTCGTTTTACTGTAGTGCTGAACAAGTCTTTCGTCCTGATTGGCGAGGAAAGCCCGTCATAGTGTTATCAAACAACGATGGTTGTGTTGTGGCTGCGAACCGCCAAGCAAAGGAAGCGGGTGTTGAGAAGTTTAAACCCTACTTTCAGGTTAAAGCACTTTGTGAGCAATGCATACTCATTAATGAAACTAGGATGCAAAGGATGGAATGTGGCTCGAGCAGATAATGAAGCTCTATATTGAGCACTTTTTCAGCATTTCTCACCAGCGCTGTCCGATGATAGGCTGCACCATTAAGAACGATATGAACCGTCTGCTCTAGTGGGTGATGTTCTTTCTTGAGCTTCCAGAAAGAAGCAAACAATACTCTCGCTATCTATCGTGTCGTAAGTATCTGTAATCGTTGCGCTAATATCTTTCAGTGCTAGAGCACCGTCGAGTACGACTACTTGTCGTTTTAATAAGCTTATCCTGACCCTTACGGATCCAACCATAGCTAAGCTTTGTTGATTGAGTCGGATGAACAGCGTCCATAAAAAGCACAGGCGCATCAT